CCGACGATCCGGGGGCTGTCGCGCATCGAGCGGGAGTTCGAGGCGTCCGACCAGCGGCGCTACTTCGTGCCGTGCCCGCATTGTGACGCGATGCAGTGGCTGAAGTTCGACCGGCTGCGCTGGGAAAAGGGGCGGCCGGAGACGGCGGAATATCACTGCGAGGGCTGCGAGCGGACCATCGCGGAGCACCACAAGACGCAGATGCTCGAGCGCGGCGAGTGGCGCGCGACCACCACGGCCGCCGATCCGACCACGGTCGGCTACCACCTCTCGGCGCTCTATTCACCGGTCGGGTGGCTCAGCTGGCAGCGGATCGCGCGGGCGCACGAGGCGGCACGGGGCAGCGACGAGGCGATGCGGGCGTTCCGGAACACCATCCTCGGCGAGACCTGGATGGAGACCGGCGAGGCGCCCGACTGGCAGCGGCTGGCCGACCGGCGCGAAGCGTGGTCCCCGGGCACGGTCCCTGAGCGCGGCTTGTTCCTGACCGCGGGCGCCGACGTCCAGAAGGACCGGATCGAGGTCGACGTCTGGGCCTGGGGTCGCGGCCTGGAAAGCTGGCTCATCGATCACCTCGTGCTCGAGGGCGGCCCCGGCGATCCAGCCTGCTGGCAGCAACTGACCGACCTGCTGGGGCGGACATGGACGCACGCGTCGGGTCAGCCGATGACGCTCGCTCGGCTCGCCATCGACACGGGGTATGAGACCAGCGCGGTCTATGCCTGGTCGCGCCAGGTGGGCTTTGCGCAGGTGGCGCCGGTGAAGGGCGTCGAGGGGTTCGCGCGAACGAGTCCGGTGACCGGGCCGACCTATGTCGACGCGACAGTCGCGGGCAAGCGGCTCCGGCGCGGCGCGCGGCTCTGGACCGTGGCCACCTCGACCTTCAAGGCCGAGACCTACCGCTTTCTCAGGCAGGAGCGACCGACGGTCGAAGAGAGCGCGGCCGGGGCCATACACCCGCGCGGCACGGTGCACCTGCCGGGCTGGGTGGACAGCGAGTGGCTCAAGCAACTCGTCGCCGAGCAGCTGGTGACAGTGAAAAACAAGCGCGGCTTTGCCAAGCTAGAATGGCAGAAGCTCCGCGAGCGCAACGAGGCGCTGGACACAAGGGTCTACGCCCGCGCGGCGGCGTGGATCGCGGGCGCCGATCGCTGGCCCGAGGCGCGGTGGTCCGATCTTGAAGCGCAACTCGGGGTGACGAAGCAGGACCGGCCAGATGACGCCGCCACGACGGCGTCATCCGTTCCGATACGCACGCTGCCGCGCCGCCGCGCGGTGCGGTCGAGTTATATGGGCTGACAATGACCATCAGTGCTGCCGCTTGGCGCGGCTGCGCTGGAATGCCTCGATGGCGGTCTTGCGCTTCGCGGCGAACTTGCGGACCCGCTCCGTGATCTCTGCCTCGCCGAATTCGGTGGGGTGAAACGGTCCACCATGCCAGCGGACCATGTCCTTATGCTGAGGATGGCTACGCTTCGAGATCGCCTCGAGGAAATCCATGAAGCCGGGCGGACCGCCGACGTCCTCCGGCGGCGCGGCGCGTTCGCCGCCGAGAAAGACGGGATAGTCGAGGGAGGGGTCCGCCGGTTCGACGTTCTCGACGATGACACGGTGCTGCCAGTCGTCCCCGAAATCATAAATGTAGAGAAACTCCATGACACCACGGTCGATCAGCGTGCCAAGGCGCATGCCCTTGGCCTGGTAGACCTTGTGGCCCCAGAGTTCGTCATCGTCCGCCGGTTCGCCATAGACCCGGCCGGCGACGGTGAACTGGTAGAGGTGATCATTCTCCCAAGGCATGACCGCCTGGATGAGCTCGTGCAGGGCACGCAGGTTGGTGGTCAGGCCTACGGCGACCCGACGCCATATGACGGGTTCGATATGGACAAGTTCGATGCGGAGACGGGCAATCTGATCGGTCATGTCGGCCAGGTCGGAAGGTTTCGGGCACAGCATAGAGGCAGGCCAGCATGGCGACAATTACCGAACTGCGCACCCGCCGCGACGCGCTGACCGCGCAGCGGTCCTCGGGCGTGGCGCGGGTCAGCTATGACGGTAAGACCGTGGACTACCGCAGCCTCGCCGAGATCGACCGGGCCATCGAGGCGCTCGATCGCGAGATTGCCGCGGCGGAGGGGCGGCGGATCGTACGGCATCTGCGCGTGACGACAACCAAGGGGCTCTGAGCCGTGGGCCTGTTCGATGCCTTGCGCCGCCGCAAGCCCGGCGGCCCTTCGGCCATGCGCGCTCGCCTTGAGGGCGCCATGGCGAAGCGTCGGCTGCGCGGCTGGAACCCGCCGCTCGAGAACATCAACGCGCTGGTCGCCTCGGGCGGGCCGCGCCTGCTGGCCCGCGCGCGGGAACTGGTGGTCACCAACGGCTATGCAGCGAACGCCTGCGAGGCTTTCGCGGCGAACCTGGTCGGCGACGGGATCAAGCCCTCGTCGCTCATCACGGATGCGGCGCTGCGTGACCAGGTCCAGCGCCTTTGGTTGGCCTGGACCGATGATGCCGATGCTGACGGGCTGACCGATTTCTACGGGCTTCAGGCCATGGTCGCGCGCGAGATGTTCGTCGCGGGCGAGTGTTTCGTGCGGATGCGCCCAAGACGCGCCGAGGACGGGCTGCTGGTGCCGCTCCAGCTGCAGTTGCTGCAATCCGAGATGCTGCCCTTCGAGAAGACCGCGACCGCGGCCAATGGCAACCGCATCCGCTGCGGGATCGAGTTCGATGCCATCGGGCGGCGCGTGGCCTATCACTTCCGCCGCCGCCATCCCGGCGACAGCACGGACCAGCGCGTGGCCGTGCCGGAAACCGTGCGCGTCCCGGCGGAGGATGTGCTGCATATCTATCGACCCATCGACGCGGGCCAGATCAGGGGCCTGCCGCATGTGGCGCCGGCCATGGTGCGGCTGTTCCTGCTCGACCAATACGATGACGCCGAGCTCGACCGGAAGAAGACCGCGGCAATGTTCGCGGGCTTCATCACCAAGACCGCGCCGGAAGAACCGATGATGGGCGAGGCGGAGGCGGACCTCGACGGGGCCGCCATCGCCAGCCTCGAGCCCGGCACCATGCAGGTGTTGCTACCCGGAGAGGATGTGAAGTTCTCGGCCCCGGCGGATGTGGGTGGCGGCTACGAGGCGTTCCAGTACCGGACGCTGCTGGCCGTGTCGGCCTCGCTGGGGCTGCCCTATCACCTCGTCACCGGCGATGTCAGGCAGGCCAATTACTCGTCCTTGCGCGCGGAACTCGTCGAATTCCGCCGTCGCGTGCAGCAACTCCAGCACGGCGTGATCGCGCATCAGCTCTGCCGCCCGGTCTGGGCGCGTTGGCTGGAGATGGCGCAACTGGCAGGCCGGTTGGATCTTGCCGATCCGGTTGCCGCACGCGCGGTGCAATGGATCCCGCCGCGCTGGGATTGGGTCGATCCTCTGAAGGACATCCAGGCGCAAATCCTCGCCATGGAGGCCGGCATTACCTCGCGGCGCAAGGTGGTCGAGGGCACGGGCTACGATGTCGAGGAAGTCGACCGCGAGAACGCCGCCGATGCCCGCCGCGCGGCCGATCTTGGCCTGCACTACCGCACCAGCCCCGGCGAGACCCAAGGCGCGCGGGCCACACCGGCGCGACGGCCCGATGCGGGCAGTACCGAAGACGATACCGAGCGCACGACCGCGCGCAGCGGGACCACAAGTGAGGAGTGATACCATGAAGAGCTGGTACACGATCCGCGCCCGGGCCTCCGGGGCGGAAGTGCTGATCTATGACGAAATCGGCGCCCATGGCGTCAGTGCCAAGGGGTTTCTGGCGGAACTGGGCGCGCTGCCCGATGACGCGCCCATCGATCTTCGGCTCAACAGCCCCGGCGGCTCGGTCTTTGACGCCGTCGCCATTTACAACGCGCTGAAGCGGCACGAGGGCACGGTCACGGTCTGGATCGATGGCATCGCGGCCTCGGCCGCGAGCTATATCGCCATGGCCGGCGATGCGATCGTGATGCCCGAGAACGCCTTCCTGATGATCCACGATCCTTCCGGCATCGTCATGGGCACGGCAGCGGACATGCGCGAGATGGCCGGGACGCTCGACAAGATCGCCGCCGGCATGATGCGCGGCTATGCGGCCAAATCCGGCAAGCCCGAGGAAGAGATCGCCGCGCTCATGGCGGCGGAGACCTGGTTCGATGCCGGGGACGCGCTGGATCTGGGGCTGGCCACGCGGATGGTCGCGCCGGTGCGGATTGCGGCCAGTTTCGACATTGGCCGGTTCCGCAATGCGCCGCCGGAACTCGTCGAAGCCGTCTCGGGCCCGACAGATGGCGCCGACGGGACCGACACCGAGGCGGGTGACGATGATGTTGCCGTGGGGGACGATCCACCGCCCGGTGATGATCCCGCGAGCAAGGTTCCTGCCGGGAACGTTGATCCAACTGTCTCTGCCGGCAATCCCGCGCAGGTGACCGGCGAACCCGAGGGTGTTGCAGGCGCCAACACCCTCCCATCCGCCGCGCCCCTGCGGAGCACAGATGCGGCTGACGACACTGTGCCGAATGCCTGCGCGATCCGCGCCGCGGCCATGGCGCAGGCGCGCGCCGTGATCGACCTCTGCCGCCTTGCCGGCCAGCCGCAGATGGCAGGCCGGTTTCTGGAAGAGGACGCCAGTCTCGACGATGTGCGCAAACGACTCCTCGCGGCCAAAGCCGAGGCAACACCAGACATCACCGCCGCACACGCCCAGCCCGGGCGCGCGGCGATCACCCAATCCTGGGGCGATGTGATCGCCCGAACCTTCAAGACGAAAGGCTGACGCATCATGACCACGCTCACTGAAAGCAAACACCCGGGCGGCTTCCTCGTCTGGGAAGCCTTCCGCGACTACACCCGCGAGACGATCACCGTCGCCGCCGGTACGCTCGAACCCGGCACCGTGCTGGGCAAGATCATCGCCTCGGGCAAGTACGCCGCGCACGATCCGGCCGCGGTCGACGGCACCGAAACCGCCGTCGCCGTGCTCTGGGGCAAGGCGGATGCGAGCGCCGGCGACGCGCCGGCCGTCGCGCTCATTCGCGGCCCTGCCATCGTCAACCGCCACGACCTCGTCTTCGCCGGCACGCCCAGCGAGGGCGAGATCGCGGCCGCCCACACCGCACTCCTCGCCGCGGGCATCCTCGTCCGCTGATCCAAGTCCCCAATTCCCGCGCGTCCGGACGGAAAACCAGAATCCACTTTTCCTGGACGCGCTCATGACAGGAGGCATCCAAATGGCCACCATGGACATCTTCGAGGGCGATGCCTTCACCATCGTCGAGCTCACGCGCGCGCTCGAAAACATCCCCTACAAGCCCGCGCTGCTCTCGGGCTCGAACCTCTTCAGCCCGCGCGGCGTGCGCTCCCGCACCGTCGTGATCGAGAGCCGCGACGGCACGCTGTCGCTGATCCCGTTCTCCGAGCGCGGCTCGGCCTACGAGAGCCAAGTGCCTGACCGGCGCGAGATGCGCGCTTTCGTCTGCCGGCAGTTCAAGAAGCAGGATGTGCTCTGGGCCTCCGAAATCCAGTCCGTCCGCGACTTCGGCTCGGAAAGCGCCACCCAGCAAGTCCAGACCGAAGTGGCCTATCGGCTGCGCAAGCTCCGCCAGGACGCCGAGACCACCTTCGAGTACCACCTCCTGAACGGCATCCAGGGGCTGGTGAAGGACCCGAAGGACCACGCCACGGTGGTCAACTACTTCACCGAGTTCGGCATCTCGCCCGCGGCCGAGATCGACTTCGACCTCGACAACGCAAGCCCGGCCTCCGGCGCGCTCCGCAAGCGCTGCCAGGCGCTGATCGAGAGCGTCGAGGACTCGATGGGCGGGCTTTCGGCCGGCGCCGTGCAGGTCCGCGCGGAATGCGGGTCGGCCTTCTTCGCCGATCTCGTGGCCCACAAGGAGGTGCGGGAGACCTACCTCAACACTGCGGCCGCCGCCGACCTGCGCGGCCGGGTGGCCGACGAGGTCAGCTTCGGGGGGATCACCTTCCGCCGCTACCGGGGCGGCGTCGGGTTCACGGTGCCGACCGACAAGGCATTCTTCTATCCCGAAGGCATCGAGGGGCTATTCGAGATCTACTACGCCCCCGCCGACACCTTCGAGACGGTGAACACCCTCGGCCAGCCGCTCTACGCCCGGACGATCCCCGACCGGGATCGCGACGAATGGGTGCGGCTCGAGATCGAGAGCAACCCGCTGCCGATCTGCACCCGGCCGCAGGTTCTGCGCTCGGCAAGGCGGACCTGATGACCGCCTTCGCCGTCGCCCTCGACGCGCTCTTCGCGGACGCGCATCTCGCGCGGGACGTCGTCTACACCGCCGAGGGCGGCATGCCCTCGTTGGTCCGCGGGATCCTGCGTCGCCCGGACGACGTGACCCGTTTCGGCGACGCGCGGCTCTGGTCCGAGACCACCCGAATCGACCTGCGTGTGGCCGAGGTGGCGAACCCACGCCCCGGCGACCGCATCGAGATCGATGGTGACGCCCTCCTCATTCAGGGCGAGCCTGTCCGCGACGGTGAGCGACTGGTCTGGACCGTCGATCTGAGGCCCGCGTGACGGCCATGAAGCTGAAGCTCGACATCGATCCCGACATCGTCGCGATGATGGCGGCCGAGGTCGCAGCGGGCGAACGCGCCGTGACCGCCGCCATGCGCAAGGCCGGGACCGGGCTGAAGACCGCCTGGCGGCTGCAGATCACCGGCGCGGGGCTCGGCACACGGCTGGCCAATTCGATCCGGAGCCAGAACTTCCCGAGGTCGGGCGAGAGCCTGGACGCGGCGGCGCTGGTCTGGTCGAAGGCCCCGGTCATCGTGGGAGCGCATGACACTGGTCCGCTGATCCGCTCGAAGAACGGGTTCTGGTTGGCGATCCCGCTGCCTGCGGCGGGCAAGTCCCTGCGCGGCGGCCGGATCACCCCCGGCGAGTGGGAACGCCGTCGCGGCCTGCGCCTGCGCTTCGTCTATCGCCGCACCGGCCCGAGCCTGCTGGTGGCGGAGGGGCGGCTGAACACGAAGGGCCAGGCGGTCGTGTCGCGCTCGAAGACCGGGCGCGGCAAAGTCACCGCGCCGATTTTCCTGCTGGTGCCGCAGGTGAAGTTGCCGAAGCGGCTGGACCTGGCGCGGGACGCGGACCGGGCGTTGGACAGCGTGCCGGGGCTGATCGTTGCGAACTGGGCCGAGGCGCGCCTTCGATGAGCTCTTGAAGGCAACCCGCTGGCGCCGGCAGCCGGACAGAGTCAGACTGGGCGCCGAACCATGCCGAGCTATGCAATGCCATCAACCGACCGACTGAAACAGGACAACGCCCATCTGTTGCTGACGCAACGGCACTTCCGGCGTGCGGCGGACATAATCACGAATGCCTGGTCCAGCTTCCCGCAGGTTGTCGCGATCGCGGTCATCGGATCGGTTGCCAAGCCCCTGTGGAAGGAGGTGCCGCGTTTCGCCCCGTATCGTCGCCGCGGTATTCCGCTCTGGCACGAGTGCAAGGATCTCGACCTCGCTCTGTGGCTCGACGACCTGACCGTCCTCGGCGAGTTGAGGCGCGCGAAGGTGGCAGCGCTGAGGGCCGAGCACGAACGTCAACGGGATTTCGGCGTGGCAGACCATCAGGTCGACGTGTTCCTGTTCGAGCCGGGCAGCGACGCCTATCTCGGCCGGCTCTGTCACTTCAATCGTTGCCCGAAGTCGCGGCCGGAATGCGCCGTACCGGACTGCGGTGCAACGCCGTTCCTGCGTCAGTTCCCCGAGTTCGAGGTGGATGGCGACATCCTCGCGGATGTGGAGGGGAGCATGCTCTATACGCGTACTGACGGCATCCGATGCTCCGCCACGGATTTTCCCGAACCCGTCGAAAGTCCATAATCCTGCGCCTGTGCCATCGCTTGCGCCCCTTTGTACGGAGATGGCGCCGAAATCGCTGCCTCGAGAAATATGCCATGCCCACCCCACGCGAAACCATCCTCACCGCGCTGCACGCGCGGCTCTTGGCGCTGCCCGCGAGTGCGCTCCGCGGCGACGTCCTGCCCGAGCGCGTGCCGACCGAGGGCCTGCTGATCCTGCGCGATGGCGAGCCGGGGGAGCCGGACGTCACGCTGTCGCCCCTGCGCTACCACTACCAGCACCGCGCCGAGATCGAGGCGGTGGTCCAAGGCGCGGACCGTGACGCCGCCTTCGACACGCTGACCGCCAGCATCGGCGCAGCGCTCGCCGCCGACAGGACTCTTGGCGGGCTTTGCGACTGGGTCGAGGCCGAAGCCCCGCGCCCGGTCGATCTGCCGGTCGAGGGCGCGGCGAGCCTGAAGGCCGCCTTAATCCCGGTCGTGCTGCACTATTCCACGGCCGACCAGCTGGCCTGATCCAACCGACCACAGGAGACGAACATGGCACGAGCCCAGGGGGCGCGGGCGCTGATGGCGCTTGCGTTCGAGATGACCTATGGAACACCGCCCGCGAGCGGCTTCACCCGCATGCCCTTTGCCAGCACCTCGCTCGGCGCGGAGCAGCCGCTTCTGAACTCGGAGCTTCTCGGCTACGGCCGCGATCCGCTGGCGCCGATCAAGGACGCGCTGACGGCCGACGGCGATGTCGTCGTGCCGCTCGACGCCGAGGCGTTCGGCTTCTGGCTGAAGGCGGCCTTCGGCGCGCCGACGACCACGGGCGCGGAAGCGCCCTACACCCACGAGTTCCAGTCGGGGTCCTGGACGCTGCCCAGTATGTCGATCGAGACCGGCATGCCAGAGGTTCCGCGGTACGCGATGTACTCGGGCTGCGTGCTCGACCAGATCACCTGGCAGATGCAGCGCTCGGGCCTGCTGACCGCGACGGCGCGGCTGGTGGCGCAGGGCGAGACGGTGGGCACGACGACCAGCGCCGGAACACCGGCGGCGCTGGAGCTGAAGCGCTTCGGCCATTTCAACGGGGCGATCACGCGCAACGGCACCGCCCTCGGCAATGTGGTCTCGGCCGAGATCACCTATGCCAACAACCTCGACCGGATCGAGACCATCCGCTCGGACGGCCGCATCGACGGGGCGGACCCGTCCATCGCCGCGCTGACCGGCCGGATCGAGGTCCGCTTCGCCGACCAGACGCTGGTGACGCAGGCGGTGGGCGGCGAGGCCTGCGAGATGGAATTCGCCTACGTCCTGCCCTCGGGCGAGAGCTTCACCTTCACCGTGCACGCCGTCTACCTGCCGCGCCCGCGGATCGAGATTTCCGGGCCGCAAGGCGTCCAGGCCACCTTCGACTGGCAGGCGGCGCGCGACAGTGTGGTCGGCCGGATGTGCACCGCAACCCTGATCAACGACATCGAGGTGTATTGAGGATGCTGACGCTCGACCTGACCAACGCGCCGCGCTGGCATGACCTCGCGCCCGGCGTCCGGGTGCAGCTGCGCCCGCTGACCACCGCGCTGATGGTGGCGACGCGCAGCGATCCGGCCGTCGAGGCGGTGCCCGAGGACGCCTCGGACGAGGAACGCGCAGTCGCCTTTGCCAAGGCGCTTGCCCGCCGCGCGGTGCTCGGCTGGGAGGGCATCGGCGATGCCGACGGCAACCCTATCGAGCCGAGCCCCGAGGCCATCGACGCGCTGCTCGACGTCTGGCCGATCTTCGAGGCTTTCCAGCTGACCTACGTCTCCAAGGGCCTGCTGCTGGAACAGGAAAAAAACGCCTCCGCGCTCTCGCCGAATGGTCCTTCGGCGGGGGCGAGCGATACTGCGAAGCCTGCGCGCAAGCCTGCGAAGACTGCCCGGCGCGGCTGAACCGACCGGAAACTCCGGAGGGTTGGCAGGTATGGGACCTCGTCGGCCGTCTCGGCGGTCAGCTGCGTGTCCTCCCCGGCGCGGTGATCGGCTGGGACATGTCGGCGGCGCTCGCGCTCGGGGGCGCGCTCGGCGTGCCGCCGCCCGCCATGGCCGAACTGCTGCCCGTCATCGAAGCGGTGATGGTCGCCAAACTCAACGAACAGATGGAACGCCCCGATGGCTGAAAAGCGTGTGTCCGTCCGCCTCGCGGCCGTGGGCGGGCGGCAGGTGCGCGCCGAACTGGAAGGCGTCGGCGAGGCCGGGTCGCGCGGCTTCGGGCGGCTGAGCCGGGAGATGGAAGCGGCGAACACCCGGCTCGCGGCCTTCTCGCGGCGAGTGCGCGTGGCCGCTGCTGCAGCGGTGGCAGCCGCTGCCGCCGCGGGCGTGGCGATGGTTCGCTCCGGACTGCAGACGGTGGATGCGCAGGCCAAGCTGGCGCAGTCGCTCGGTACAACCGTAGCCTCGATCCAGACGCTGGAGCGCGCGGGCGAACTGGCGGGCGTTTCGATGTCCGGCATCGAGCAGGCGACGAAGGATCTGACCCGTCGTCTCAGCCAGGCGGCCGCCGGGACCGGTCCTGCCGCTGATGCGCTGGACCGGCTCGGGCTTTCGGCCAACGAGCTGATCGCCCTGCCGCTGGACCAGCGAGTTGGTGCGATCAACGCCGCCATCGAGAGCTTCGTGCCTGCCGCCGAGCGCGCTGCAGTAGCGGGCCAGCTCTTTGGCGAGGAAGGCTCCATCGCCATGTCGCGGATCGACACCGCGACGCTCCGCCAGGCGACCGAGGACGTCCTCGCCTTCGGTGTCGTCGTCTCCGAGCAGGATGCCGACCAGATCGAGCGGACAAACGATGCCATCTCGCGGCTCGGGCTGATCTGGCGCGGCCTGTCGAACCAGCTCGCCGTCGCCGCGGCTCCGGCGCTGGAAACCGTCGCCAACGCGATGGCGGCGGTCGCCAGCCGCACCGGCCCGCTCGGCATCGCGATCCGCGGTCTCTTCGACAACATCGGTCGCCTGACCACCTATGCCGCGACCTTCGCCGCCTTCCTCGCAGGCCGCTGGGTGGCCGGCATGGCCGCCGCCGCACTCTCGGTCCGTGGCCTCGCCACGGCGCTGGTCGTCCTGCGTGGGGCGCTGATCCGCACCGGCATCGGCGCACTGATCGTCGGTGCGGGCGAGCTTGTCTACCAGTTCACCCGTCTCGTCTCTGGTGCGGGCGGCTTTGGCGAGGCGATGTCACTGCTGAAAGACCTCGCCGTCGAGGTCTGGGAGCGGATCAGGATGGGCGCAGCTGCGGCGGGCGCAGCCGCCACGGCGATGTTCTTCGACCTGAAGGCCGACGCCGCCTCGGGCATGCAGAGCGCCATCGAGAGCGTCGTGGCTTTTGGCAACACCGCCGCGAACACCTTCGAAGGCGCCTACGAGGCGATCAAGGCGATCTGGGGCCTGCTGCCCGCCGCCATCGGCGATCTGGCGTTCCAGGCGGCCAACAGTCTGATCGACGGCGTCGAGGCGATGCTGAACGGCGTGGTCTCGCGCATCAACGGCTTCATCGGCGGCATCAACGCCGGTCTCGAAGCCCTCGGGTCGGAGCGCCGCATCTCGCTGGTGCCGGACCTCGACCTCGGCGAGATCGAGAACCGCTTCGAAGGCGCGGCCAGTGCTGCCACGATGGCCGCGCAGACTGCGTTCGACCGGGCGTTCGAGGACAACCCTCTCACCGCGCCCGATCTCGGTCTGACCGAGGCGGCGAACCGCGCGCTTGAGTCCGCGAACCTCTACCGTGGCGCGGCGCGCGATCTCGCCGCGGGAGCCCGTGCGCCCCTCGAAAGCTGGCAGGTGCTCCGCGATGCCGTGCGCGGCACAGACGAGAACGGCGCAGATGCGCTCGCCGAGGCCACGGCTGCGGCGGAGCGGTTCGAGACCGCGCTCGACGGCGCCGGCCAGGCCGCGACCGATACCGGCGCTGCCGCAGGTGCTGCGGCGGCTGCGACCGAGCCCAATGTGGAGACCGCGGTCACCGGCTGGCAAGCCGTCACCGCCGCGCTGTCTGACTACGCCAGCAAGGCGCGCGAGATCGGTGGCGATATCGGCCAGAGCCTCGTCGGCGCCTTCCAGTCCGCCGAGAACGCGGTGGGCCAGTTCGTGAAAACCGGCAAGCTGAACTTCCGTGACCTCGTCACTTCGCTGCTGGCCGACCTCGCTCAGCTCGCCGCCCGACGCTTCATTCTGGGACCGATCGCCAATGCGCTCTCCGGCGTGTTCTCCGGCGCGGGTGGCATCTTCGCCAACGTTCTGCATGCGGGCGGGATGGTCGGATCGGCCGGGCCCTCACGCTTGGTCCCGGCCATGGCCTTCGCTGCCGCGCCCCGGATGCATTCGGGTGGCGCTGTCGGCCTTCGGCACGACGAGGTCCCGGCGATCCTGCAAAGGGGCGAGCGGGTGCTCTCGCGCCGCGAGGCGCAGAGCTACGGCGCAGGCGGCGGGGTCAACGTCACCATCATGGCGCGCGACGCCGAGAGCTTCCGGCAGTCCCGCACGCAAGTGGCGGCTGACATCGCCCGCGCAGTGTCGCTTGGACGAAGGGGCATGTGATGGCGTTTCACGAGGTCCGTTTCCCCACCAACATCAGCCGCGGCGCTCGGGGTGGGCCGGAGCGGCGAACCCAGATCGTCGAGCTCGCCTCGGGCGACGAGGAGCGCAACGCCAGCTGGGCCAACTCGCGCCGCCGCTATGATGTGGCGTATGGCATCCGCCGCGCCGACGATCTGGCGGCCGTCGTCGCCTTCTTCGAGGCGCGCAACGGCCGCCTCCACGGCTTCCGCTTCAAGGACTGGGGCGACCACAAGTCCTGCCTGCCGTCTGAAACAACGGGACCAATGGACCAGGCGCTCGGCACCGGCGACGGCGCGACGACCACCTTCCAGCTGGTGAAGCGCTATGCCTCCGGGGCGCAGTCCTGGTCGCGCGCCATCGCCAAGCCGGTGGCAGGCACCTTGCGCATCGCGCTCGGCGGGGTCGAGCAGCCCTCCGGCTGGTCGGTCGACACCGCCACTGGCGTGGTCACGTTCGGCACCGCGCCGGGCGCTGGCGTCGCGATCACCGCGGGCTTCGAGTTCGACGTGCCCGTGCGCTTCGACACCGACGTGCTCGACGTGACGCTCGACCTCGAGCGGCTCGGCTCGATCACCTCCATTCCGCTTCTGGAGATCCGGCGATGAACGACACCGGCAGCTTCGTTGCGGCCGTGCTGCGTGAACTCGCGGCCTCGACGGCCGTGATCCTCGCCGCCTGGGGGGCGCTCGGCGGTGCCACGAACGCACTGACCACAAAGATGCGGCTGCGCGACGCGCTGCGGCACATCCTGCTCGGCGGATTGATAGCGGCCGGGATGGGCAGCCTCTCCATGGCCGTGATCACCGCCTGGCTCAGCCTGCCGCCCGAGGCGATCCCCGCAGGCGGGGCGGCAGGCTCGGCCGCCTATCTCGTCGGGGTCTTCGGCCCAGCCTTCATCGAGATGCTGCTCGCCCGCCTGCGCCGCGCCAACGAAGGCGGCGGCGATGAATGAACTCCTCCGCCTCGCGCGCTCCCTCCGCTGCGACCCTGCCGACCCTCGGCGGGCCTTCGCCCATCGCCTGCGCATCGGTCTCGCCGTCGCGGCGCTGATCCTCGTCCTCTCGCTTCTCCGGTAATCCCATGCACATGACCGACCGGGGCCTGCTGGCCCTCGTCCGGCACGAGGGAATCGTGCCCGGACCCTATCTCGATGTGAAACAGGTCTGGACCTTCGGCATCGGCCACACGGCCGCGGCCGGGCCGCCTGATCCGGCCACCATGCCGCGCGGCACGCCCGCCGATCTCGACGCCGGGGTCCGCGAAGCTTTCCGGGTCTTCCGCGCCGACCTCGCACGATACGAGGCCTCTGTCCTGCGCGCGGTGAAGGTGCCGCTGGCGCCGCATGAATTCGATGCGATGGTCAGCTTCCACTACAACACCGGCGGCATCGCCAAGGCTGCGCTGACCCGACATCTCAATGCCGGAAATCGCGTTGCAGCCGCCGACGCGTTTCTGAACTGGCGGCGACCAGCCTCGATCATCCCGCGGCGAGAAGCCGAGCGCGACCTGTTCCGCCATGGCCGCTATCCCGGCGGCACGATCCCGGTCTGGTCCGTGGACCGCACGGGCCGGGTGGACTTCTCGCGGCCGATCCGCCGCCTGACCGAGGATGAGGCTCTGGCCTTGGCTCGCGGGCCGTCGCCGACGCCGCCTGTCCTCGAATCTGCACCCGACACGCCGACCGGCTGGTTCGCCCGGCTGGCCGCTTTTGTCTCCACCCTGCTCCGGAGGGCCTGACCCTATGCGCTACGTTCGTCCCAACTCGCTCACCTGGTGGGCGGGTCTGCTCGCCATGCTCACCGGCACCGCTTCCCTGGCGCTGCCCGCTACCGGACCGTTTGGGGAACTGTCCCGCCTCGTCGCGCTGCTCGCCGGCTCGGGCGACGCATCGCCCGCGGGGCTCATGTTCCTCGGTCTGGGCCTGATCGGCCTGCGCGACCGGATTGAGCGCGGGTTCCGCGGCGATGCTTGAGTTCATCGCCGGTCTGGTCGTGGGCGGCTGTCTCGGGGTCTTCGTCGTCGCCCTCTGCGTCGCCGCCGCGCACGGGGAGCGGGACGGTGGCTGAGTTCCTGATCTGGCTGGTCGCGGCTCTGGGCGCGGTCGGAGGTGTCGTCCTCGGCCGCGTCTGGGGGCGTGCGGAAGGGGAACGCGCGGGCAAACGGGAGGCGGAACGCGATGCCATCGAAGACACGAACAACCGCCTCGAGCGCGGGCGCGACGCGGTTCGCGACGGCCGCGGTGCTGGCAATCCTGCTGAGCGGCTGCGCCGCAACGATGGGCGCTGGTGATGCGGGCTGCGCGTCCTACGCCGAGGCGCGACTGGCCCGCCCGGCGGTCGAGACCGTCTCGGAGGTGCCACCGGACTGGGCGAATTGGATCGCCGATCTCGACGACCGCATGACAGGAACCTGCCGATGAAGACCCTCGATCCCGCCCTGCAGGCCCATCTCGACGAGGGCACGACGACGCTCGCCTGGTGCTGGCGGATCACGCGGGCCGACGGTGTCCCCCTCGGTTTCACCGATCACGACCGGACGCTCAGATTCGATGGCACTGACTTCGAGCCCGAGAGCGGGCTGACCGCCTCAGAGATCCGCTCGGGATCGGACCTGTCGGTCGATGCGCAGGACGCGGAAGGCGTGCTGACCTCCGACCGGATCACCGAGACCGACATCCTCGACGGCCGCTGGGACAACGCCGAGGTCGAGGTCTGGCGGGTGAACTGGGCGGACACCGGCCAGCGCGTGCTGATGCGCCGGGGCGCCATCGGCCAGATCCGGCGCGGGCGGCTGGCCTTCGTCGCCGAGGTGCGCTCGCTCGCCCATGTTCTGGGCCAGACGGTCGGGCGGACCTTCCAGGCGACCTGCGACGCGGCGCTCGGCGACGCGCGCTGCGGCGTCGATCTCGAGGATCCGGCGTTCAAGGGCACGGGCGCCGTCATTGATCTCCTGCGCGACCGGGCCTTCACCGCCTCGGGGCTCGGCGGGTTCGTCTCCGGCTGGTTCACCTTCGGCACGTTGGACTGGACGAGCGGCGCGAACGCCGGGCGGCGCACCGAGGTGCTGGGCCATGACGTCACGGATGGCATCGCCGTGCTGATCCTGCTCGAGGCGCCGGTGCGTGCGATCGCCGAGGGCGACGGCTTCACGATCCGCGCGGGCTGCGACAAGCGCATGGAGACCTGCGGGGCCAAGTTCGCCAACACCGCCAACTTCCGCGGCTTCCCGCACATCCCGGGTCAGGACACGATCCTGCGCTACGCGACGAAGGACGGCGGCCATGACGGAGGCGTGCTGTGACGCCGGCCGACTCAGACAGGGTCATCGCCGCCGCGCGCACCTGGCTCGGAACGCCCTACCACGACCAGGCGAGCCTGCGCGGCGTCGGCTGCGACTGCCTCGGGCTGGCCCGCGGCGTCTGGCGCGAGGTCGTCGGCCCGGAGCCGTTCCCGATCCCGCCCTACAGCCGCGACTGGGGCGAGACCGGCCCGCGCGAGGTTCTGGCCGACGGCGCACGCGGGATGATGATCGAGGTGCCGCCCGCCGAGGCCGGGCCGGGCGCGCTGGTGCTGTTCCGCATGATGCCGCGCGCCATCGCAAAGCATGTCGGGATCCTCACCGGCCCCGACACCTTCCTGCACGCATATGAACGCCTCGGCGTGATCGAGGAACCGCTGACACCTGCATGGCGACGCCGCATCGCTTTCGCCTTCCTGTTCCCCGCACGCTGACCACCATAACCCTTCGAACCCTGAGTTTCCGCAATGGCCACGCTCGTCCTCGGCGCTGTCGGTTCCGCCATCGGCGGGGCCTTTGGCGGCGCGATCCTCGGCTTCTCCGGGGCCGCCATCGGCGGTTTCATCGGTTCGACCATCGGATCGGTCGTCGACAGCTGGATCGTGTCCTCGCTGGCCCCGGCGCAGAAGATCGAGGGCCAGCGCCTCGACAGCCTGCGGATCACCTCGGCCACCGAAGGGGCGATCATCCCGCGACTCTATGGGCGCATGCGGATCGGCGGCAACATCATCTGGGCCACTGATTTCCGCGAGGAGACGAAGACCACGACGCAGGGTGGCGGCAAGGGCGGGGGCGGCGGCAGGGTCCAGACGACGGAATATCTCTACTACGCCAGCTTCGCGGTCGCCCTCTGCGAAGGCCCGATCACCGGCATCGGCCGCATCTGGGCCGACGGCAAGCCGCTCGACATGACGGGGATCACGTGGCGCTGGTATCCGGGGAATGAGACCCAGGGGGCCGATCCGTTCATCGCGGCCAAGATGGGCTCGGCCAACACGCCCGCCTATCGCGGGACAGCCTATGTCGTCTTCGAGGAACTGCCGCTTTCCACCTACGGCAACCGCCTGCCGCAACTGTCGTTCGAGGTCTTCCGGCCGCTGGCCAACCCGGATACGGCCGAGGGGCTGGTCAAGGCCGTGACGATGATCCCGGCCTCGGGCGAGTTCACCTATGCGACGGAGGCTGTGCGCAAGACAGTCGGGGCCACGACCACCATCTTTGGCCAGACGACAGGCGGCACGACCTCGGCCGAGAACCTGAACGCGCTGCCCGACGAGGCCGATATCGTCGTAGCGCTCGATCGGCTGCAGGCCATGGTTCCGGCCGTCGAGAGTGTCAGCCTCGTTGTCGCCTGGTTCGGGAACGACCTGCGCGCGGGCAACTGCACGATCAAGCCCGGCGTGGAGGTTTCGACCAAGGTCACCAGCCCCAAGGTCTGGACGGTCAACGGAGTTTCCCGCGCTGCCGCCCATCTCGTCAGCCGGGATGCCGAGGACCGGCCGGTCTATGGCGGCACGCCTGCGGATTTCGCGGTGGTGCAGGCGATCCGCGAGATGAAGGCGCGCGGCCTGCGCGTCACCTTCTATCCCTTCCTGCTGATGGACGTGCCGCCCGGCAATACCCTGCCGAACCCCTATTCGAACAACGCCGCCGTGCCGGGCCAGCCTTCCTTCCCCTGGCGCGGGCGGATCACCTGTTCCCCGGCTGCAGGCTTTGCGGGGACCGCGGACAAGACCGCCGCCGCTGCCACGCAGGTCTCCAGCTTCTTCGGCGTGGCCACCCCGGCGCAGTTCGCGGTGTCGGGCGACAACGTGAACTGGACCGGCCCTGCGGGTGACTGGGGCCTGCGCCGGATGATCCTGCATTACGCCCATCTCTGCGCCGTCGCGGGCGGGGTCGATGCCTTCCTGATCGGCACCGAGATGCGCGGGCTGACCACCATCCGCTCCAGCGCCAGCGCCTATCCGGCCGTCACCGCCTTCAAGGCACTGGCGGCGGATGTGAAGGCAGTCCTCGGACCGGGCACCAAGGTCGGCTACGCCTCCGACTGGTCGGAGTATTTCGGTCATCAGCCGGGCGACGGCAGCGGCGACGTCTACTTCCACCTCGACCCGCTCTGGTCCGATGCCAACATCGATTTCATCGGCATCGACAACTACATGCCGCTCTCCGACTGGCGCGACGGCTTCGACCATGCCGATGCTCTGGAGGGCTGGTCAGCCATCCACGACAGGGGCTATCTGCAGGCCAATATCGCGGGCGGCGAGGGCTTCGACTGGTTCTATGCCTCGGCTGCCGACCGGTCGGCGCAAATCCGCACGCCCATCACTGACGGGGCCGCAGGCAAGCCATGGGTGTTCCGTTACAAGGATCTGCGTGCTTGGTGGTCGAACCCGCATTTCAACCGCCCGGGCGGGGTGGAGATCGGCACGCCCACCGCATGGGTGCCGCAGTCAAAGCCGGTGTGGTTCACCGAACTGGGGTGCCCGGCCATCGACCGGGGCACGAACCAGCCCAACGTCTTCTTCGATCCGAAGTCGTCCGAGAGCTTCACCCCGTATTTCTCCCGCGGCTGGCGGGATGACGCGATCCAGCGTGCCTACCTCGAGGCCAGCTATCTCTGGTGGGGTCAGGGCGCGAACAACCCGACCTCATCCGTCTACGGCGGCCGGATGGTGCATGTGCCGGAATGTGCCGCCTGGACCTGGGATGCGCGGCCCTATCCGTTCTTTCCGGAACTGACCGGCATCTGGACGGACGGGCCGAACTGGCGGCTGGGCCACTGGCTGACCGGGCGGCTGGGCGCGGTGTCGCTGGCGGCCCTCGTGCGCCACCTCTGCCTGCGCGCTGGGCTGGCGGAAAGCCTGATCGACGTCTCAGGCCTCTGGGGCGCGGTCGAGGGCTATGTCATCGGGGCGCTGGAAAGCCCGCGCGCGTCAATTTCCACGCTGGCCCGGCATTTCGGGTTCGATGCCATCGAGACCGAAGGCGTAATCCGTTTCGTCATGCGCGGCCGCGCCTCGGTCGCCACGCTGGCCATCGACGATCTGGTGGCCAGTCGTGAGGGTGAGGCTTTTGAGCTGACCCGTGGCCAGGAGACTGAACTGCCGCAGGCGCTGAAGTGGCAGGTCGCACGCGCCGACGAAGATTACGATGCGGCGCTCGTCGAGGCGCGGCGCATCACCGTCGACACCACCCGCATCGCTTCCGAGTCCTTCCCGATGGCGATCCCGCCGGAGGAGGCCGAACGCCGCTGCCGCCGTGCGCTGATGGAAGCGTGGATCGGTCGGGAAAGCGCTACCTTCCGCCTGCCGCCCTCGCGCCTCGCCCTTGATCCCGCCGACGTGATCCGGCTGGCACATGACGGCCGCGAGGTGGAATTCCGGCTGGTGTCCGTCGCCGATGCTGAAGCGCGGGGAATAGAGGCGGTGCGGCAGGACCGTGCCGCCTATGACCTGCCGCCGGGGGATCCCCGCCCGGCCTCTCTCGCGAGCCCCGTCGTGTTCGGCTCGCCCGAGGTGGTGATGCTGGACATTCCGCAGATCAACGAGAACGTGGCCGCACATCGACCCCTGATCGCCGCCCATGCCAGCCCCTGGCCCGGCGAGATCGCCGTCTTCCGCAGCGCCTCGACGGATGGGTTCAATCTGCTCACCACCTTCGGCAGTCGGGCGCGGATCGGCACCTTGGCTTTCGACTTCTTTCCCGGCCCAACCTCGCGCTTCGATCTGGGCAACGCGCTGGTCGTCGATCTCCTGTCGGGAACGTTGGAGAGCGCGACGGACGTCGCACTGTTTGGTGGGGCCAACGCGCTGGCGGTCGAGGCCGCCGCTGGCCAATGGGAGATCGTCCAGGCTGGTCAGGCTGAACTGATCGCCCCCGGTCGCTACCGCCTGACCCGTCTGCTGCGTGGCCAGCGCGGAACGGAATACGCGATGGGCAATCCGGCCCCGGCTGGCGCGCGCGTCGTGGTGCTGGATACGGCGCTGGCCTCGCTGCCCATCGCCGAGGCTGACCTTGGCTTACCTTGGAACTGGCGCGTTGGCCCGGCCGCGCGGGCGGTCAGTGATGCAAGCTATGCCGCGATGGGCTTCACCCCCACTGGCCGGGGACTTGTTCCATTCGCCCCGGTCCATGTGGAACAGCCGTGGCGAACAGCGCGCGCCCCGGGCGATCTGACCATCCGCTGGACGCGCCGATCCCGCGCGCTGGTCGCCGATGCCTGGGAGCAGGTCGAGGTGCCGCTGGCCGAAGACCTGGAAAGCTACGATGTCCAGTTCCTCGATGGCGCGGCGGTAAAGCGGACCCTGACCAGCAGCTCGGCCTCCGTCCTCTACTCGGCGGCGCAGCAGACCGCCGACTGGGGCGCACCGCTCGGCCCCAGCCAGACGCTGGCGCTCCGCATCTTCCAGCTCTCGAACCGCCTCGGCCGCGGCACGCCCGCCGCGGTCATGCTGCAATTCTGATCCCAACCCACGGGAACCCCCATGTCCGACACCACGACCCATTTGGGCCTGCCATACCTTCTGGCCGCGCAGGCGCAGAAGCATGTCACGCACAACGAGGCACTGCGCCTGCTCGACGCCATGGTTCAGCTCTCCGTTCTCGACCGCACGCGGACGGCCCCGCCCGCCAGCCCCGCCGATGGGAACCGGCATCTTGTGGCCTCGGGCGCCATCGGCCTCTGGGCTGGGTGGGACTTGAACGTGGCCTTCTGGGTTGACGGCGCGTGGATCCGGCTGGTGCCTCGCACCGGCTGGCTGGTTTGGGTCGCGGCGGAAGGCCTGTTCCTCGTCTGGACCGGCAGCGCTTGGGAGGTGGTGGGCGAGCCGCGCGACGTTTCGGACGCCGTGTTCAGCCTGGTGAACGATGCCGATCCCACGAAGAAGGCCACCTTCTCGCTGGCGGGGATCAGCGCGGGGACCACGCGCAGTTTCACTCTGCCCAACACCTCGTCGGAGCTGGCGATCCTCGCGGGAACGCAAACCTTCACCGGCAACAAGACGTTTTCGGGGACTCTGACGGCGTCCGGGACCGTCACTGTCTCGGCGGCCAGTGCCTCGATTGGGACGGCAACGACGACCGCCACCTACGGGATGGGCACCGGGGCCACGACCACGGGCTTCACAAAGACCGTGAATATCGGCACCGGCGGCGCGTCCGGGTCGACCACGGTCGTGAACATCGGCTCGGCCACAGCCGGGGCCGGGGGCACCACGGTGGTGAACACGCCCACTGTGACTTTCGCCAATGCGGTGACGCAGGTCGGCATGCCGCAGGCGAACCTGACCGTGCAGCTTCTCGGCCTCGGCGGGGCCACGGCCGACAGCTACAACCGGCTGTCGGTGAACACACCGGCCGTGCTCCTGAACAACGCAGGCTCGGGCATCGAGGCGACAGTCAACAAGGCTGCCCCGGCGAACGACGCGGCCTTTGCCTTCAAGACAGGGTTTTCGGCGCGGGCACTGATCGGCCTTCTCGGCAACGACGACTTCAGCTTCAAGGTCAGCCCGGACGGGTCGGCCTTCTTCGATGCCATCAGGATCGACCGCACCAACGGTCGCGTCGAACTGGCCGAACCGGTGGTCCTGCCCGCCCATGATGCCGTCCCCTCGCCGCCGCCCGCAGGCAAACTCGCGCTCTATGCCCGCGACCGGGCGGGGATGGGCTGGCTCGACGTCGAACGCCCCTCGGGCCGCCATTTCCCGCTCCAGCCGCATTTCGGGGTGAACCGGATCGCGACCTGGGCGCCATCGACCAGCACCACGATCAACACCAACGGCATGCCGCGCACGGCCGTCGGCACGGCGGCGACGCCGACACTGGCCACGACCAACCTCTCCACCTCCATGCGCCGCTGGCGGATGACCTCGGCGGCCACGGCCGGGGCGGCGGCCGAGGAGCGGTCCGCGGGCTGGGTCTGCTGGCGCGGTAATGCGGATGGCCTTGGCGGCTTCACCTATGTGAACCGGCTGTCGCTGGTCACGCTGCAGCCAACGGGCATGGGGTTCTTCGGCCTGATCGGATCGGTTGCGGCGCTGTCCACCACCCTGACGCTCTCGGCTGTCGTCAACGCGCTGGGCCTCGGGTTCGAGCGTGGCACCCATGCCAACTGGCAGATCGTGCACAACGACGGCACCGGCGCACCGACCCTGATCGACCTCGGCGCGGGCTTCCCCGTGGCCAGCACGACGAATGTCCTGACGCTCTACATCGCCGCGGCCCCGAACGACAGCGCGGTCGGGATCCGCGTGGTCGAGGAAGTCTCGGGCGCGGTCGCCGAGACGACGATCACCACCGACATGCCCGCGGCGACCCAGCTTCTGAGCCCGCGCAACTACCTCAACAACGGCAGCACCGCCGCCGCCGTCGCCTATGACTGCTCGGGTGTCTATGTCGAGACGGACTTCTGATACGGCTTCATGGAGAACCAACTCGTGTGAAGCCCGGGCCGGGCGACATCAAAACGGGAAGCGCCGAACGCCTCAACCGCAGCGCATCGCCCGGCCCGGCTCACAGGTTCACGGTTTCAAGGAGCGGCAGGGATTCGCTGCGCCGGAATAGTGGCACGGCAAGGCGGCACCTGTCTCGTGCGGCGATGGGCACAATTGTGCACCTGTCAGTGGATTGAGCGGGGTTTCATGGTTCGATGTCCTCAAAGGCTTCTGTCCGATGCCAGACAAGGCGGGCGCGGTGTTTGTCGGTTAACGGGATGGGAGATTGCCAGCGCAGCTCTGCGCGCGCCGTCTCGCTCAGCTTGGGTGAGAATTGCGGAAGTCCCTCATCATCGAACGTCACCAGCCCCCGGTCGAAGGCCGCATCCCAAAGGGCCGAAAGCAGCAGGCCGTTGTGCACGTCCAGCCGGTCGGCGTCGCTGGCGCAATCCTTCCAGGCGATGATGTGGCTTGCGCGCAAGAGCGCCGGATCGGTGATCCCGGTCAGCGGGCAGCGGCCTTGCCAGTAGGTCATTAGACGGTCGCGGAAGATATCCTGACCAACGCGCTGGATGATCAGCCTCTCCGCTTCGGTGCTCTTGGGCAGGTTCGCGACCGCCGCGCGGAACTCCTCGAGCGGGCCATCGGGCAGCGTCACGCCCAACTGGTAGACCCTTGGCATCACGGCATAAAGCGCGGTCAGGCTCGGGAAGGAGTAGCGCACGAGGCCCGGGCCCGGCATGTTGGCCCTGGGCAGGTTCAGATCCTCGACGATGCCAGGATGATCGAGGGCCAGAAACCATGGCCCATCGTGTCCGGCCGCCGCGAACCACACCGTGCCCTTCGCGGTGGTTGACCCGTAGCGCACCCAGCCGTCCGTTTCGCCCAAGGCGCGGCGATAGCCGTTCTGCCAGGCAACCTTCTGGCATTCCTGCGAGACGACGAAGCTCTGCGGTGACTGGATTAGCACGGCAATTATCCGTCCACCCGTTCGAGAAGACTCGCCCGCATGTCTTCAAGCATCTCCATGATATGGCCATCGGCCAGCATGGTCTTGATATCGGCGTCAAACATCTCAAGAACTTCGACAAAGACCGTGTCCTGCAACGCCTCAGTGAAGGCGAGCATGAACGCATCTGCCATTTCTGCCGCCAGTTCGGAAAGATCGCCGTCCGGATCGATCAGCTCGTCGACGTGCGACTGGACAAGTTCCATCGCTTCGCCCCGATCGGACAGCGCCGACCAGACGGTTCCGGAGCCTTCAACCTCGTAGCCGATCACGTCACCACGCGCGGGCCCGATCAGGTCCAGGTTCCGTCCCGAGGCTTCGCCGTTCACCCCCTCGATGATCAGGGCGACGATCCCGTCCAGCCAGATGCTGCCCAGTGCGTCCTCGTCCATGTCGAGGTCATCCTCGATGGCCTTGGCGCTCAGGAACACCTGTGCATGACGCGGCAGCTTTTCGATCTCGGCTTCGATCACGGCCCGGACCATGCCTTCGAACGCACTGGACAGCGACCCCAGGCGCACATCGTCCCAGCCCATGTCGTCGTCGAACGGGCCTTCCTGCAAAGACCAGCAGTATTCATCCCACATGTGCCGGGCGGCGACCTCGCTGAACATGCCTTGGGCAGATCGCCCGCGCATATCTTCGATCACGGCGTGGACGATCCGCTTGGCCTCTGCGCTCGCGAAATCGCTTGCGGCGGTTTGAAGCCGCACAAGGCCGTCGAGGCTGACCTCGGTCATGTCTTCGGTCATGTCACATCCCCATCGCCGTGAATTCGCCGTTCGCTTCCATCCGGTCCCAGGCTTCGAGGACGAGGCGGCGGGTGCGGTATTCGCCGTGATGGCGGATTTCCTTTTCCTTCAGCACGCGGAAGGTTTCCGAGGGGTAGCCCTCGCCCTTCACGTCGGCGGGGTCGAGGATGTAGCGCAGATCAATGCGGGTCAGGCCGTAGGCGCGGGCATAGAAGGCGTCGAGATCGGCGCGGAGGTGCGCGCGGCGATCCTCGTCCCAGGCGAAGGGCGGGCCGTCATGGCCCAGATCGCGGGCGAAGGGGGCGAGGGAGTGAGAGGTATAGGTGAGCTCCAGCACCCGGGGCGTGACAAAGCCGAGGCGGGGTTCGGTGTAGAAGTCGGGGGGGAGGACGGGAAGTTGCTGGTACACAAAGTAGTTCAGGTGCGTCCCGCCGACCTTGAATCGCGTTGCAAAGTCGCACGCCAATGATGAAAGGGAGGCCGAGAGCCCGGCAAGCTTGGCGGGCTCAGAGCTGGCATCGAAAAGCATCAACGGTAATTGATTCCCCACCCCCGCCCGCGGGAACACCGTGGCGATCACGGTGCGCTCGTTCGTGGCGTTGGTGATATCGCGCCAGCCCATCAGCCAGCCGCGCCTCCAGCCCTTGGCGGCCAGACGCTGATCCACCTCGGCCGCGGGCACCCAATAGCGCGGCTGGGGCTCGGCGGCGGGGTTCTGCTTTTCGGCCAGCGTCATGTCGCGGCTGGTGGCGCCGTCGTCCTCGTAGGTGGCCCAGCGGTGATCGAACTGGTGGATCATCTTGGCCTCGTAGAGCGGCACATAACGGGTGGCGCCCTGCACCCAATTGCTGCCGTCGCGGGTGAAGCCGTCCGCCGCCAGTTGCGCCGCGGTGCGGAAGAGGGGACTGTCCGAGGTCATGTTGAACAGGCCCTGCCGAAACTCGACGCCCCAGGGGTTGCCCGCCGGCCCCTTGGCCTCGTCGATCAGCACCGGGGCGTTGCGATAAATCTTCGCCGTCAGTTCGGCATCGGCGCGCGAGCGGAACACCGGAGCGGTGCGGGTGTTGGGATTGATCGCGGCGATGGCCTGAGGCGAGAGGGTGAAGTTGCGCTCAGGCTCGGCCAGTTGCGCCGGGTCGGTGAGGAAAAAGGCGAAATGCGCGGCGGGCTCGTCGCGGCCAAGGGTCAGCAGGGCGAATTTGAAGCTGCGATGGACGCCGGGAAACAAGGGGGCCGAGTTCTCGAAATCCACCAGCCGGGCCAGCCGCCGTTCGGCCACCAGATGGGCGAAAAAGGGCGCGGTGGTGGCATCGGTGGCGATGCCCGTGGGCACGATCACCCCGGCGCGGGCGCGGGCAAGATTGGCGAAGAGTTCGGCAAACAGACTATAGGTATTGACCTTGCCGCGGGCGGTCAGATCGAAGCGCCCCGACTCGCGGGCGAATTCGTTGACGGCCTCGAACTGGCGCTTGTCGCGCGCGAACTCTGCAAAACTCTCGGGGGCGTTCTTTTCGAGTGCTGCAATCGCGCGTTTGCGTGCGGCACCCGAAAGCGCCGCGATCTCGGGTTTGCGGGTAGCGAAGTATTCCTCTTCGCCAAGCTGCATCACCTCCCACGGCGGGTTGCCCAGCACCACATCGAACCCGCCGCGCGCCATCACATCGGGGAACTCCAGCGGCCAGTGGAATGCGCGGGCGGTGCGGGCGGCGTCGATCGCGGCGCCGAAGAGGGGGCCGAAGGGGGGCACGCCGCGCAGCCATTCCCAGAGCGTTCCGCTGGTCGGCACCGTCTCGGCCCCCCGGCGGGGCAGACCGTCGGGCCCCGCATACTGGCCGCCCTTCCTCTTGGGCAGCAGGAAGGCCGAAACGTAAAGGTCGCAAGCGGTTTCGAGTTGCCAGGCGGCGGCACCCTGCGCCGTCAGGGCGCGCAGTTTCGCCGATTTGGCCTCGATCTGTTCAACCGTGTCCTCTGGCATGGAACGGAGCGCCTCGAAATCGCGCATCAGGTCTTGCGCCCGGTTGAAGCCGAAGCCTGTGGCGATGCGGTCCCGCTCGGCCTTTTCGCGCCGGTTCTTGGCCGCGTAATGGCGCGCCACGTCCTTGTCGTCGCCCGTCAGCGGCTTGTAGGCGGCATCGGGGATACCGTTCTGCAGCACCTTCAGGTCGAACACCCCCAAGAGCGCATCGCCGCAGCGGATCTGCGCGTCGAAGAAGCCGAGGGGAAGGCCGGGGT